AGGCGAACATCACCCCGACCACGCTGGTGATCAGCACCCCGAGGATGGTATCGGCCACGCGCTGGCCGGCGGCAGGTAACGGGGCGAAGGTGACGGCGCAGAAGTAGGCCATGCTGAACGCCGACCAGACCGAGGCAAAGTAGTAGACGAAGCGCTTGCTGAAAATATCGTCCTGCCCCAGCGCCGCCACCTGCATGGCGCGGGCGTTCTGGACGTCGGCCAGCAGTGCGGCGGTCAGCAGCGTATCGGCTTCCAGCACCTTCTGCTGGAACTCCAGCGCCTTGGCGGGATCGGCCTGCAAGGCGGTCAATGCCGCATCCGGCTCCGCCGTCCCGGTCACGGTCTGCGCGATGCCAACCACGTGGGCGGCCACCGAGGCGGCCATGTCGTTACCGCTGAAATACTTGATCAGGCTGGGCGCAAGCTGCGCCAAGCCGAGCAGAATCGGAGCCATCAGAATTCTCCTGTGCGGATCATGTCGGTAACGCGCTTGGCGCGGGCGGGAACCTGCTTCTGCCACTTGCTGTCGAGCGCGGCGGCGGCGGCGGCATCCCAGCGGCCCGCCTGCAACAGCGCCAGCGTGTTCTTGAAGGCCAGCAGGCCCGCCAGACCGAGCTGGAAGCACATGTTGGCCAGCGCATTCTGGCGTGCCTCGTTGAGCGTGCGCCACCACGGCAGCGCATGGTCCAGTTCGCGCTCGACCTTGTCGATGTCGTTTTTCAGCATCAGGTCGATCTCGTCGTCGGAGAAGTCGCGGTCAGTCAGGTTCCGACCGACACCCCCGGTCCAGCGCGGCGGGTCGGCAGTATCGCGGTAGATGCGCTTTTTGCGCCCCTCGTCGACGGTCAATTGTGCGGCCAGTTTCGCGCGGTCCATGTTATTGTTCCTTCGCCCGCCAGAAGCGCACCAGCTTGATGGTCTGGTAAGCCAGTACCACGATGCCGGTCAGGATGCCGATGCACAGCGACAGGAACGCGCCCCAGCCTTGCAGAATGGCGAGGCTGGAGGCACCGCCAATTGCGGTGTTGGCGATCGCTACGCTGGTGGCCACCTTCGGGTTGCTGGCGATTACTTCAATGGCCGCGTTCAGGCTTTGAGATTCTTGCATGCCGTCGTCTTTCAAGAGTGAAGTTGATTGCGGAAACGATCACGACCGCAAACCAGATCGAACCCCAAATGATCAGCATCATGGCGGTCCACATAGAGTAATCGCAGCCCCTGCGCCACGGTCAGCGCGCCCATGGCGGCGTTGTAAAAGATCGGCGGCGCGTAGGCCAGGTACAGCAGCCAGCCGGCCGCGTTGCCGATGACCGACGCCAGCAGCAAGGTCTCGGTGTCGTCGCACAGCCGCCCATGCAACAGCGCCGGGCAGGCCAGCAGCAATGCGGCGTCGCACAGCGCCGCGCTGCCATGGAACACCAGCAGCGCCAGCGGCGTATTCGGCAGGTCGGCGGTGGCGTGCGCATGCGCCGCCAAGGCCGCCAGCATCAGCAGCCCCATGCCGAGCCGCGCGCGCCAGCCGGTCATTTCTTCTTCTTCGGGGCCGGGGCTTTCGCTTCTTCGGTCGGGCGCTGCTTGCCGCCACCGGCGCCGGTGGCCATGGTCTGCTGTTTCATGCGGTGCTCCTTTCAGGTGAGTAATTATAATGGGGGATTGTGTTTCCACACATCCACGCGCAAGGTGCCGGCCGCGATGGTTTTTGCGCCGCCGCTCAGGTTGGCGATGGTCAGCACCCCGGTATTCGTGGCCGCAATCTGCACCGCCGCCACGCAGCCGTCCGTGTTCTGGGTATGGTCGACGGTGCAGGTGTCGCCCTGGTCGGCCCCGGTCAGCACCAGCGGCCCGGTGAACGCGGCACCGTTGGCAATCGGCCCGTAGCCGACCCCGTCGAAGCGGAACTGGAGTCGACCGTCGATCTGGATGCCGCTCACGCCGTTCAGCTCCAAGGTAAAGGCGGTGCCGGGCCGGAAGTCGTTCCCTTCCAGCTTGAGCAGCGACGGTGCCGGCGGTCCCGGGTCGACCCCCAGTGCGCAGCGGGCGAAGCTGTTGCCCGAGCAGATATTGTCGGCGATCAGGGTATCGACGCAGGCGGTCACGCCATCGGTGCGGATCATGATGTTGGCCGAGGCCCCGGCCGCATTCGCGCTCGACTCATGCACGATGTTGCCGACCACGCTGGTGCGGGTGGTGGCGGTCAGGCTGATCCCGTTGGTGCCCGAGAACGACACGGTATTGCCGGTTACCAAGGTATTGGCGCAATCGGTGACACTGCTGCCGTCCACCGTGATGCCCTTCTGGCCGGAACCGCTGATGGTGTTGTGCGCAATGACACAGCCGAACGAATGCTGGTAGATGCCGATCGCGCCGGACGCCGCGTTGTTGCTGGCCGAGCAGCCCACCAGCGTGTTGTTGCTGTAGATATTGCGGGCGCAGGCCGGCTGCGCCCCGGTACTGTACTGGCTGATGCCTTCCTGGTCGAAGCCCTTGATGTAATTGCCGTCTGCCACCGAATCATGGCAGCCGGCGCTGAAGTACACGCCATGCCGCCCCCGTCCGGCCGTGGCAATCAGCTTGTTGTCGAGCGCCCGGCACGCGGCCACGTTGCCGGCCAGGATGCCGTAGCCATGCCCGGAAGTATTGCCCCACAGGCGCTCGATGGCGCAGTCGCGCACGGTGCCGTAGTCGCAGCCGTCGTCGAACTTGATCGCGTTGGCGAACCCGACCCCGGCGCTGGCACCGCTGATCAGCACGTTCTCGACGGTCAGGTAGCTGGCCGGGTCGCTCAGGTCGGTGCTGATTGCGAAGGTCGTGTTGGCGCTGCTGGTCTCGACCCCGTTCAGGCGCAGGTCGCGGATCGTCACATAGTCGGCGGTGACGTTGAACAGGTTCTGGCCGGCCGTCTTTTGCAGCAGCACCGAAGCCGCGCCTTCGCCGCTGATCTGCTGGCCCTGGTTGGCGAGGGTCAGCGGGCCGCACAGGTAGGTGCCCTTTGGCACGAACACCTTGCGCCCGGTGGCAAGCGCGCGGGTGAAGGCGGCGGTGTCGTCGGCCACGCCATCGCCCACCGCGCCGAACTGGGCCGGGGTGACGGCGCGCTCGCGCAGCGCGGCTTGGAGCGTCATCAAGACCGCCCCGGCCCCGGCCTGGAGGAAGCCGATCAGCGAGGAACCGAGGGACGAGGCCAAGTTGGTGATGAAGCTGATTACTACGGACGCAATGCTAAATTCGGCCGAAGTGCTGGCATAAAACACCTGACGCTGCTGTTTGTCGAGGACCAGCTCGGAATACGCAACGTCCACGAAGACATTGGCCGGGGTGCCGGCGCGCACGATGTAGCCGTTCACGGTACGTAGTGGCTGCACGGCGGGCTGGGTGCCGGCCGCATCCCAGTACACGGTGATCTGCTGGGCCGGGTTCAGCGGGTTCAGCGCCGGCTGGCCGAAATACACATAGCCCTGATCGAGCGGCTTGCCATCGAGGCCGGTGTAGACTTTGTACGGTTGTTCGACCGGGAGCATGGGATTCCTTTACGATTGGCGGCGCGGGTGCAGCGCCTGCGTGATGCGTTTTTCGAGGGCGCGGTTCTTGGCTTGCTTGGCCAGCAGGCGCATCAGCGACAGCACTGGCACCGGGATGCCGGTCAAGGCCCCGGTGGCACCGGCCTCGCCCAAGGCCGCCAGGATCGTCGACGCGGTATTGCTGCTGTTGATGAAGCCGGGCGGCGCGGTCTTGACGTAGCTGACCACTTCGGCCAAGTCGCGCACCTGTTGCGCCCCCTGCTTGCCGAAGATGAAGTCAAGCCGCTTGCCGCGCTCCAGCTTGTCGATGGCGGTTTTCAGGCGCGCATAGCTGGCAATCGGCGCCCCGGTGGCGTCGGTGGCCGAGTTCTTGAAAGCCTCGTCCTTGAGCCATTGGGCGGTGGTGCCCTGCAAGTCTTTCCACGCCTGCTTGCCTTCTTCGCCGGCCGTCTGGAGCACCGCGCGCAGATGCGACAGCTCGGCGCGGTCGCCATTCAGGATGGCGCGGTCGAACACGTGTTCCAGCGCCACCTTGCGATCCTTGCTGCCGCGCTTGTTCTCGACCAGGTCGCCGATCACGGCGCGGTTTTCGTACTTGTTGGCGTAGTTCTCGCGCAGCCGGCGCGCAGTGCGGTACAGCGGCCCGGCCACGGCTTCGGTCTGGCTGTCGATCAGCCCCTTCATCATCGCCGCGTTGCGGATGTTGGTCGGCTCGTAGTCGGTGGCCTCGCCAATCGCGCGCCGGAATCGTTCGGCATTCTTGACGGTGGTATCCATCGGCACCAGATTGCCGGCCTCGTCCTCTGCCGCGATGCCGAGCTGAATGGCACGTTTGCGGGCCGCTTCCAGCACCTTCGACACCGCCTGGTCGGGGGCCGATTCGTTGAGGAAGTCGACCACGCCATCGAGTTGGACCGGGGCCACGCCTTCGGCCGACTTCTCGGCGTTGGTGTAGGCCACCCGGATCTCGGCCTTGTCGCGCGCCGCTTCCTTGCGGATCACGTTGACCGCCGACTTGGCCGCTTCGGTCTTGTCGGTGGTGGTGGTGCCGGTCTGGTCGACGTAGTTGTCGAAGTTCTGGCCAATTTTCTTGTTGGTGTCGAGCGCCCGTTCGCGCAGTGGTGCCCCGACTTCCTGCTTGCCGGCCTCGTTCTCGAAGCGCATCTGGAGCGGGTCGCGCGAGGCCTCGCCCGCCGTCAATTCCACCGGCACCGGCAGCGAATCGGCCAAGGCGTGGCGTTGGGTGGCCATGTCGGTACCGGCCGCGCCCACGCTGCCCGCCGAGCCGGGGGTCGGCTCGGGATGGCGTCCGAGCGTGCGCTGCACCCGCGCCGCGATCTCGGGCGAGGCTTGCCGGAGCCGCTCCACTGCAGTGGTGGCCGCCGTGCCGACCCGCGCCGCCGTGCCTGCCGACAGGTCGCGTGCCGCCCCGGCTGCGCCGGCCGCACCACGCCCCAAGGCGCCGACTTCGGCCGTCAGCGGCACGATTGGCAGCGTGGCCGCCATCGCGCTGCCGACTGCTTCGGTTTGTTCGCGCCCCGCTTCGGTGCGCGGCGCATAGGTCAGCCCTCCCATGCCTTCGCCGGCCGCCTGCTCGACCTGGCGCGCCGCCTGCGGGGTGCCGAATTCGCCAGTGGCCACCGCGCCCGCCAAGCCGCCCACGGTGCCGCCGATGGCACCCAAGGTGCCGCCCACGATGCCGGACGCCAGCGAGGCCGCCGTTTCCCCGGCCCCGAGGATCTTGCCGACCAGCGTTGGGTCGGCCGGCTTGGTAGCAGCGGGCGTCTGACGGGCGGCAAATTCGCGCTCCATGACCGATACCGGGATCTGGTCGGCAGTACTCGGCGCCGCCTTGGCAGCGCTCAGATGGCCGATGATCTCGCTGTCGGAATAGCCGGCCTTGCGCGCTCCGGCCAGGTCGAACTTGGCTTCGCCCGCCAGATGGTCGGCAATTTCCTTGTCCGTATAGCCGGCTGCGCGCGCCCCTTGAACGTCGAATGGCATTCGTCAGCCTCCGAACGAGGACAGCGGCGGGCGTTTGCCGCCGGCCGCCGGGGTGTCGGGGTTGCCGAGCGGGACGCCGTAGCGCTTGCTGACGTTTGCGCGTCCTTTGGTCAGGATCCGCGCCGCCTCGTCAAGATTGTCCTTGAATTGGGTCTCTGACTGGGCGCGCTTGAGGTTTTGCAGCGCCGCTTGCAGCTTCTCGCCTTCCGCGTTTGACAGGCTGCCCTGCCCCTTCATGGTCGGCACCAGCGACAGGAACGCCTGCGAGCCGAGCGTGTCGATCAGCGCAATCGCGTCCGCGTTCTCGTCGCTGATCACGGCCGGCAGGCGGCCTTGGATCGAGCCGACCACGCTGTCGAGGCCCGGATGCTGCTTGACTCGGACAATCGTGTTGAGCATGTTGTCGATGTTGGTCGCCGCGCTCTCGGCATCGGCCACCTTGGCGCGCACCTTGTCCTGCAATGCGGTTTGCGCCTCCTGAATCTTGATTCCGAGTTCCTGCTTCTTGAGCGTATTGCTTTCGCGGTTGGCGGCCGCATTCATCGCCGCGATCCGGTTCGATTCCTTCTTGTAGCCGATGTCCTCCTGAATCGCCTTGATGTCCCAGCCCTTTTTTTGCAGGTCCAGCAAAGCCAGTTGGTCGGCGTTCTTGGCCTGCGCGCCTTTCAGCGCAGCTTCCGATTTGGCCGTGCTGGCGTCGGCAACTTTCTTGTCCAGTTCGGCCGGAGCCTGCTCCTGCGCGCGCTGCTCGCCGCCGAGCGCCCCGAACTGGGTCGCGAACGCCTTCGGGTCGTTGATGTGCGCCAGCGTGAAGCCCAGCGCCGCCTGCGCCTTCTGCGGGTCGGCGTCCAGCAGCGCCAGCGCATTGTCGTAGTGCGAGGTGTCGAGGCCGGAATTCTTGCGCGCGTCGATCTGCGCCTGCACCACCTGCTTGGCAATCTCCGGCTTGCCCGACAACAGCGCACTATACGACTGCGCCATGGTGTCGCCTTCCTGCTTGCGGTCGGCTTCGGACAACTGGTCCCACGACTGCTTGACCGCCTCGCGCTGGGCCGGGTATTTCAGCGCCAGCGCCGCGAACGCCTGCGGATTCGGGTTGGCCAGCGCCCCTTGCAGGTCGGTCTGGTACTGCTTGGCCGCCGCCAGTGCCAGCCGCTGCTTCTCGGCGGTGTTCTCGATGCTGCCCAGCGCGGAACCGGCCTGCAAGCCGCTGAGGAACTGTTTGCCGATATCGAGTTGCGGCACCGCCCCCATGTAGTTGATCGGGTCCATCAGAACACCCCCGCTTTCTTGGCGCCGATGACGGTGCCGGCAATGTTGAGCAGATCACCGAACGCCATGCGCGGCACGCTGCCCGCCGCCAGTTGCCCGCCGGCTGTCGCGGCCCCCTGCTGTTGCAGCAACTGGGCGACCTGGCCGCCGGTCTGCATTCCGGCATTGCCGGTGCCGGCCGCCGCGTTCTGGCCGAGGCTGGTCAGGCCGCCCAGCTTGGCATACTGTTCGTTGATCAGCTGGGCCAGCAGTTGCGGCCGGAACTGGGCCAGCGCCCCCTGCGTGTTGCCGCCGCGCAGGCCGCCGGTGGCCGAGGCATTGGCTAGAATCGCGTCCTCGCCCTGCTGCTGGAGTGCCTGGAACTGGGGCGAATTCTGGATGCCGCCAATCGCCGTCTGCTGGGCGGCACCGCCGTTCAGCCCGAGCAGATCCTGCTGCCCCGCCAGTGCCGGGGTGCCGGCATTCACATACGGGGCCAGCGCTTTCTGGAAGGCGTCGAACTGGCGCCGGCTTTCGTCGATGCCCAGCTGGGCCGCGTTGGCTTGGGTGTCGGCGGCGTGCTGGGCCGCTTCGGATTGCTGCTTGGCCCCAGTGATGCCGCCGACGATGTTGCCGATGGCTCTGCCGATAAAACTCATTGGATGGTCTCCCAGTCGAGGCGGGTGATGCCCAGCACCTGCACGCCCACCAGCGCGCCATGCTTGATGCAGGCGTCGCGCCGGTAGCCTTCGGGCTTGAAGCCAAGCTTCAGGCAGTAGTTGCGGGCAGCCGTCAGGCCGTCGATGATGTAGGCGGTGGCACGTTGAATCGCCGGATTGGCGAACACCTGCGCCAGACACAGGCGGCCGAATTCGCGCGACACGCTCAAGGCGCTGCGGGTCAACAGCGCGTGCAGGTCGCATTCGATGAAGCCGGAGTCGATCACGAGGAAGGCCCCGACCAGCTGGTGGTCGCGGTAGGCCCCGAGATAGCGCGCCTGCGGGTGGTGGATCGGTGCCGCCGGGCGGTGGTCGTGGCCGATGCGGGCGATGTAGGGATCGGCATACAGCCGCGCCAGCGCGTCCGGGTCGTCCAAGGGCAGCAGTTCAAGCATCCATCCTCCCGTGCGGGGCGAGCTGCTGGCGGCCCGGTCTCTCAGCTAGCTCCGATTATAGAAGTTTTCTATCGGCAATGGCAATAAATCAATTACGCTCTATCAGCTCTGGGTGAAGCCGTCCAGCATCGAGGCGGTGATGCTGGTGGCGGCCCCGGCCTGTGCCTGCACGAACCCGCCCGCGCCCAGCACCGGCACGTCGACGTCGGTGTAGGTGTTGGCGGTCAGCGACAGGGTCGGCAGGAACACGTTGGCGTCGCCCGCCGCGCCGGCCGCAGGCACCGCCCACGCCTTGATCGTCACCGCGCCCGCCGTGGTGTTGGCAAAGCGGATCCGGCCATTGCGCAGGATCGTGTTGGTGGGGCTGGCCGCGACCGTGAACAGGGTATCGGGCGCGGCGTTGTTGACTTGTTTGGGGGCGAACAGTTGCGAGAAGGTCAGGGCCATGGTCAGGGTCCGGTCAGTTGTTCAAGGTGGGAAATGCGCGCCGTCAGGGCCGACAGGTTGGTGCCGCGTGCCACTTGCGCTTCGAGGGCGTCGAGTCGCGCCAGGATGGCCGCCAAGTTGGCGCGTTGGCCGACTTGGCGCTCCAGTGCCGACAGACGGGCATCGAGCGCATTGAGGGCACTGGCACTGCTGCGCACCCCGCTGACCAAGGCCAGCAAGGCGTCCATGTCGTCCGGCGCGGTGGTGCCGACGAATTCGAGGATCTGCTCGAACGCGCGGATGGCCTGCTGGTTGCCGCTGCACAGTACCGACAGCGTCTGGCGGTCGAGCATCAGCTTAGGCATTCAGCGGCTCCAGCTGCGCTTCCAGCCGCGCCACTGCCAGATGGGCGTCCGAGGTGCCCCGGAACTTCTGGATGCGCCAGTTCCCCATGTGGCCATTCGCCAGCCAGGTCAGGCGCCGCAGGCGCTCGCCTTGGCGGCCGGCGCGGCACGGCTTCTCCTGGCTCCACGTTTCGCCGTCGAGCGAGTACGAGGCCCACACCACCGGCTCGGCCCCGAACGCGACCCGCCCCGGCAGCGTCACCAGTTCCAGCTGGTGGAAAATCGCCCCTTGGCTGGCGTTGTAAACGATCTGGGTCGCGAACTCCCAGCCGACCACGGTCCCGAAATGGGCCGCAATCCGGTCGTCCAGCACGCCCAGCGCGGGCGAGGTCGGGTCGGCGCACCACCATTGGTCATGGCACCAGACGAAATTCCGGGCGCGGTACTGGCCCGGCCCGGTGACCGACGAGCACAGCTCACACCATACCGGCTGTTGCACCACCGCCGAGGCGGCGGCGTCATACACCAGCGTGCGGTCGGGCAGGTGCAGGTACAGCCACTGGTGCGCCTTCGATTCGCGCGTCTCCAGCACGCACTGCGCCAGCTGCGCCTCGGTGTAGGCCAACAGCAGGGTTTCGATTTCGCGCGTCGAGACCTTCTGGGTCGCGCCGTTCAGCCCGAGCCAGACGGCCGGCGGCTCGTTGCGCCCGCCGCCGAGGAAGGCAATCGCATCTGCGTACAAGGCCTTGGCATGGGTGCCGATGGCCCCGCGCCCGATGTAGGCACCTTCGTTGCGCTGGAACGCGAACAGGGTGCCGCCAATGTTGTTGAACTGCTCGATGCTGTAGCGGTTGACTGCATATAGCTCGTCGCGCAGCAGAACCACGCCCTTGATCGGGTCGGGATCGGCTTCCGACGAGCCGTATTTGAGCGGGTTGACGCTGGTCGGGTCGTTCAGTTCGGTCTGCACCAAGGACATGCCATCGGTGGTCATGAAGTAGCCGTCAACCCAGACCACGTCCAGCACCGTGCCGAGGTCGGGGTCGGTGACCTGCACCAGCGCGGCTCCGTTCCAGTAGTACAGCAGGCCGCCGCCGGCAATCGCCAGCCGGTCAAACGAATAGGTGAACGTGACCTGACCGGCCCCGGCAATCGTGCCCAGCACAGTCAGGCTGCCATCGGCGGCCACCTGCACCAGTTGCGCGCCCATGACCCGGTACTGCTGCCCGTTCCAGGCGATCCCGCCCCGGTCGAGGCCCGGCCCGGTGCCGCGCTGCGTGATGCCTTCGGCCGGGCGCAGGTAGCCGCTGCTGATGCCCTGGCTCTTCGGCACCACCACCATGTTGCGCGGCAGCGCGCTGCGGAACTCGGCCGCCGCGTCGGTGTAGATGCCCTCGATCACGCTGATCTGCATGGCGGATCAGAACCCTTCGGCGTTCATGGCGTGCAAGATGGTGCCCGCCGCCGAGATATGCGACAGCTGGGTGTCCTGCTCGTTGCGCGTGACCACCACCTGCGCCCCGGCCGGGATCGGGTAATCGGCCGTGGTGGCGGCACCCAGTCCGGCCTGGCCGATCCGCACGTAGCAGACATTGGTGCCGAGGTTGGTCAGGATCAGCTGCTTGTTGCCGGTGCGGATCGTCGCGGTGGCCGAGGCGGCGGCTGGGGTCAGGACTTGGCCGCTGCCATAGGCAGGATATACAGGCTGGCGAATGGTCATAGTTTTTTCCTATCGTATGTAGTGGCGCTGCCTATTGCCCATCCAATGTCTTGACCACGAAGGTCAGGCGGGTCAGGTCGAAGTTGTCGGCGATGTTCATCTTGGCCACCAGCCGCACCTTTTCACCGGCCTTGATGGTGCCGCCGGGGTTGTTCAGGTTGACCACCGGGCTGCCGAACATCGCCGAGACCAGATTGGTCGCACCGCGTCCGGCGCCGATGAACTTGGAGGCCGATTCGTAGGGCGCGGCATCGGTGCCGACCAGAATCGCCAGGGTCAGGTCACGGTTGGTCGGCCAGGTGCCGGTCATCGCGGCCCAGAACTCGACGGCGGCGACGTCGCGCTGCATGACGAACTCGCCCACCGTGATCATCCCGGCAATGCTGGTGCGTCCGGCCGGAAACGTCATTGCCGGGCTGTCGTAGTTGGCGAAGTTGGCGTAACTGGTGCCGACCGCAATCGTCAGCGGCGTCAGCGGCACCTTGCGCATGCTGTAGTAGCCGGAAATGGCCAGTACCCCGCCATCCGGGACGAAGCCGTCCTGCACGAACTCCTTGACGGCGGTCAGCGAGGCCTTGCGGGTGTCGCCGTTCGCGGTATTGAATACCGGCAGCAGGTCGCCGCCGGTCAGGTCGTCGACCGCGGGCAGTTGATTGATGGTGGTCATGTGGTCCTCAGTCGAAGGTGAGCGGGTCGGCACCAAGCGCCGCTTCCAGCGGGGCCGTCGGCTCCGGGAAGAACGGCTGCTGGCTGCGCCATGGCTTGTTGCCAGCTCCGACCGGCAGGGTGCCCGGCAGTTGCTGGCTGGCGGGGAACGCCGCGCCCAGCATCAGCACGTCAAGCGCTTCCTTGGCCGCGATCTGGGTGGCCGGCAGCACCTGCTTGCCGACACCCGGCGCGATGCGCAGCGCCAGATTCAGGAACGCCGCCTCGTTGGCCCCATCGGGCAGGCCGGAGTCGTCGTCGAGGTTCGAGCTGCCCGGCGTGGACGGCAGCGCATAGCCGAGCCGCAGGCCCTTGACGTTCCACGTCGCCATCATGGTGTCGAGGCTGTTCAGGGCGCGCACCAGCTGTTCCGGCAACACATTGAACACGTCGACCGCGAGGCCGATCTCGGCAAACGCCTGTTCGATCAGCTCTTGCTTGGTCCACATGGTCAGCCCTTGCCCGCTTGCGCGATCTTGTCGGCTAGCGTCTTGTCGCCGGTGCGGCCGTCGAACTTGATGCCCAGCGCGGTGGCCTGCTGCTCCAGCGCGGCGCGGGCCGGTTCGCTCTTGGCGGCGTCGTGCGCGGCCTTGGCTTCCGGCGTGGTGCGGAACCAGCCATGCGCCAGTGCGGCGTCGATCTCGGCGTCCGGCACCACCTCGTAATCGTACAGGCCGCCATGGATGGCATGCGGGCCGGGGCAGCGGTACAGCATGGTATGGCTCATAGCATTCTCCTATTGCCGCAAGTATATCAATTAACCTAGTGCAAGGGCACGAAATGGCGCGGGTTTTTCGGCAGGCGCAGGAACAGGTCGGGCGCGGCCGGCGGGATGCCGACGAAGCCGCCCGCCGATAGTGTTGCATTGTCGAGCGTGCTGCCAAGCGTGCCGGTGGCGTTCGGCACCACGGTCCCGCTGGCGCTCAGGGTCGCGTTGCCCAGTGTGGCGGCGAAGGTGCCGGGGTTGCGCAGCGCGCCGCTGGCGGCCAAGGTGGCGTCCTGCAAGGTGCTGGCCAGTGCCCCGGCATTGAGCACGCCGCCGCTCGCAGCCATGGTCGCATTCGCCAAGGTGCTGGACAGGCTGCCGGTTGGTGCCGTTGCCACCGTGCCGGAGGCGGCCATGCTGGCATCGGCCAAGGTCGCGGCGAACGTGCCCGGATTGGTGACGCTGCCAGCACTGACTAGTGCCGCATCGCCCAGCGTCGACGCGAAAGTGCCACTTATTCCGCTGCTGGCCTCGTCGAACAGGCGGCGCGGGGCGCTGGCGAACAGCTGCCATGGATTGGCCGACAGGCTCGCCACTTCGGCATCGGACAGGGTGCGCTTGAACACCAGTACGATGCTGACGTAGGCACCCGAGAGTTGCTGGCCGGCCTGGTTGCCGCCGCCGCGCGAGCCGATGGCGAACTGGTCGGTATCGGTCGGGAACGCCGAGGTCAGGGCGGCGCTGTTCTTCAGGATGCCGTCGACGTACAGCTTGGCCGTGACCTTGTCGTAGGTGCCGCACAGCGGGACCGGGCGGCCTTGGTACGGGGCCAAGCCACCGCCCACCGACGCGGCGGGAACCAGCACCGAGTTGCCGCCTGACTGGCCGCCGGTGCCGAACGCGAATTGCTGGTTGGCGCTGCTGATCGACAGCGAATAGTCCCAGTTACTTTGGACCCGGCCGCACACAAAGTTCGACACGCTGCTGGTGTCGGGAATGAACACTTCCGCGAACAGGGTCTGGTTCGACAAGCCGTTGAAGCTCAGGTCGGGGCGGGTGCCGAAGCTGATATCGCCGTTGCCGGAAAACTTGCGCCCGATCCGGCCCGCGAATGGCTGGTTCGCCGCACGGGTGCCTTCGGTGCTGCCCGCCTTGCCGGTGACGAGGTCGAGGTCGCCCGCCGAGGCCACCCATGCCAGCGCGAGGCTCCTGGCCAGCGGGTGCGACCAGTCGAGGCGCACCGACTGCTGCGGCTGCCTTGTGCGGCGGGCGGCGAACGGGCGGATCATCTAGACCGACTGCGCCTGAATGCGCTCGTACTGGAAGTCGTGGTTGCCGGCGGAGGAATTCAGCGCGGCCCCGGTGTTGTGCACCACGAACAGACCCCAGAACTTGGGCATCGCACCGAACAGGCTGGCAATGCTGACCGGCGCGAACGGGTAGGCCACGTTCGAGGTCGCACTGACCACGATCGACGCCACCAGCCGCAGCGCCGCCGCCTTGGTGCCGCTGTTGGTCAGCGTCTTGTTGGCGTCGGTGCCGGTGATCGTGTCGGGATAGGTCGGGGTGCCGGAAGCGGTCTTGTAGCTGGCGTACGCCCATACCTCGATAGTGGTGTTCACCGTGGGCGTGGTGCCGGTCGTGACCACCCCGGACACCAGATGGTCGAGGTCGAGGTTGCTGGTGTTGTCGACCGCCGTCGAGGCGCGCCCGGCCAGCAGGTTGGTGTCGGAGGCCAGCGACGCCACGCCGAGCGTCAGCGCGACGCTGGAGGTGGCCGGGTATTTGGTCTTAAAGTCGGCCATGGCTTACCCCAGCGCGATCAAGGACGGGATCACCGAGTTGATCTGAAATTGAATATCGCCGTCCGATGCCGCGCCCGGATTGGCGGCAATCGTCGGATTGCGCAGCACCTGCATCGCCACCTGACGCGGGCTGACCTTGGCCTTGTCCTGCAACACCACGTTGGCCCAGTCGGCGCGTTGCTGGTGGTGGTCGGTCAGCGGCGATTCGGCCATGATGTCCTGCGCGGCGGTCCACATGGCGACCTGGCAGCGGCCCTGGAACAGCGGATCGTTGGCGGCGTTGAAAATGTCGGCGTAGGCCATCAGGCGTTTCCTTCCGTGATCACGGCCGACGAGCAGGACACCTGCACCCCGGAGGTGATCGATACCGTGTTGAGGATGTAGTCGGCCCCGGCGGTGCCGACCGAGCCGTCCAGCACGAAGGCCCCGGTCGAGTCGACGATGCGGCACCAGGTCGCGGTGCCGGTCGCGTTCGCGGAGGGGTCGGCAGTGACGGCCGAGAAGGTCAGCACGCCGCCGGATGCCGCTGCCGCGCTCGGGAAGCTGAAGGTCAGTTCGGCCAGCAGGGTGGTGGCGCTGCCGCCGGTCGCCGGACGGGTGCCGTCATACACGCGCAGGAACCCGGCCGCGCCGCCCGCGTCGACGGCGGTCTTGATCGCGTTGGCGCGGGTGTTGCGCAGGGTGGTCGACAGGCCCATGGTCATGGCGCACCCCGCAGCCCGGCCTTGGTCGCGTTGGCCCAGCTCAGCGCGGCATCGCGTGCCACCTGCGGATTCGGGGCCAGCCCGCGTTCCTCGCTGGCAGCGCCGTTCTGCGCGTACACGCGGCACAGCCACGCCCACTGGCCGTTGCCATCGGCGGCGTCGGCCACGAAGTATTCATGGTGCACGCGGGTGCCGGCCGGGCCGCGCGGGTCGGGGTCGGCCACAACCGGGACAGCGACGGGCGCGTCCTTGCCGGTGAAGCGGTCGATCAGGGATCGGAGCATGGTGGTTCCTTGTAGTTAGCCCTATTGGATAGGGGGTTGCTTTAGCTCAAGTATAAACAATAGCAATAATCAGCGATACAAAATCCTTGTCTCTAACCTCATTCACTTGCTGTTTTCTTCAATCTCGCTGCCAACTTCGCCGCAGCTACTTTGGCGCGGTATTCCGGGTTCTGCCATCGCTGCTTGGCAAGTTCTGATAGTTTTTCTTTTGATTGCCCCTGCCGGATGGCTTCGCCTCTTGCGGCGCGCTGCTCATCCGTAAGCTTCGACCAATGCCCTTTGACTGCCGTCCGCGTGTTTTCAATGTGCTGCGGAGAATTCTTCCCCCGGATGCGATTCTTAGCCGACGCACTCATTTTTGCCCGAGATTCGTCCAAGATTATCTTGTTCCGCATTTTCTCCCGAGTGCTCTCCGAAACAACCCATCCCTCTGCTTTGCGCTTGGCCCACATAGCCTTGGACCGAATCGATATCTCTTCTCTTTTTTTATCATTCCATGATGCTTTTAGCCCGCGCATAACCTTGGCGCGATATTCTGGATCTTCCCACTGCTTGGCCGTCGATGCAGCCCATACGCTTGTATCCTTATGCTTGCGCCCCTTTGCTGCTTCGGCAATTTTTGCAGCCACCGCAGGATTCTTCGATGGTGCCGTATCACCCCCAAGACTTACGTTATATCCGTTGGGCGCGCATGTACCCAATTCCGCAATCAACGCAATTTCAGCCTTATGCAAATCGTCGGCTGACTGGAATGTCCCCACTACCGTAATCTCCGGCTCGCCGTAGCGCCGCCATGCGCAATGCACCGGCAGCATGCTTCCGCGATTCGCCGCTGTGCGGTGCGCGCTTATCCGAATATGCAATTTCCGCAGTGTTTGCCCGACATAGCTTTTCCCGGATGCGAAATCGAGACGATATAAAATGCACATAAAAAATCCTCCGTAATGTGAATGAACACAACACGGAGGATTCTATCAGGACCTATCCTGTTAAACCATACTTAGGTCTGACTGAAAAGCAAAATTCCCGCCATCTCGGGGTTGGTCATGCCGACGCCGAAACGGGTATCGGTACGGTACTTGTACTTCTTCGTGTTGATGTCAAAGAACTTGTACATGATCACGTCGATGCCCAGTTCGGTGGTGGCGCGCATGAAACCGGCCCCGGCGGCGGTCAGGCCGTCGTCGACACCGTTGCGGCCCGGCAGCAGCTCGATGGCGCGCTCATCCCAGAACGCGCAGACGTTGCTCGATACCGTGTTCAGGAACGTGATCGCGGCACCATTGGCCGGGGTCGCGGTGACGTTCTTGTACTCGGATTCGGCCTGGGTCGGCGACGAGTCGGCCGCGATGATCGGCGGGCTGAACGTGATCACGCCCGAGCCACCCGCGCCGGACACGATGCCGGTGATGGTGAAGGTCTTGAGCTGGCCGGTGTCCTGCTTGCTGATGTGATGCACCGCGTTGACGCCCGCAATGGTGAAGCGGTCGCCCACCTTCACCGTGCCGGAAGTCACGGCGATGGTGATGTTCATGTAGCGGTTGTCGACGTTGGCGGTTTCGCCCGTGGTCGCGGTCGAGGTGGCGCGCGGCACGAAGCGGCGATTCGCGGCGGTCGCTTCGTTGATGGTCACGGTCACGCCGGCCGCCGCCGTCAGGCGGTAGGTGTAGTCCGACTTGAAGGTGTCGAAGCCGGACACGTTGCCGACGAACGCCTTCTCGTAGGCGGTGTTCACCTTCGGGTTGGCCGAGGTCTGCGGCTTGGCCAGGTTGCCGGCCATCGCGTTGTAGTCGCGGGCATGCAGCACCGCCACCCGGCGCGAGGCGTCGCCCACCAGGCCCTGCTCGATCATCAGCGCGTCGGCCAGCGACAGGTCGTCGTAGCCGGAAGCGGCGCTGGTGCGCTTGACCACCAGCGTGCCCTGCTGGCCGGCGACGGTGGCGCAGGCCAGGTTGATATCGGTGGCCAGGCGCGACATGGCGCTTTTCAGCTTGCGCTCGCGCTGCTGCGGGTCGTTCAGGTCGTCGGACGTCATGGTCCACGGCACCGACTTGTTGTAGCCGAGGCCAATCGGCACCGACAGCTGGGTGACGTCGGCGAACGAGGCCGAGATATCGGTACCGGCGGCACCGTCGACCGAGACGCTGACATACGGCACCGGGCGCCAGATCTGGGTGCCTTGCGAGCGCTCCAGCACGGTGGCGTCGGCGTTGAACTTGGACACGTTCTTGCCGATGGTGAGGGTGTCGTCGAAGCCGGCGATCAGCTCGTCGAACAGGACGGTTTCTTGCTTGCTAAATGCAGTGGCCATGAATGGCTCCTATCAGGTGGCGCTGCGAAGCTGCTGGCGGCGGTAGGCGGCGACCTTGGAACGGTCCCCGGTACGGTCGGCCTCGGCTTCGAGTTGCGCGAGTTTGGCGTCCACCGACCCTGCGGCCGGCGCTGAGCCGCGCACCACGGTTTCCGGTGGTGGCGGGGGCTTGCGGTTGGTGACGGACAATTTGTCCTCCAGCTTGGCAACCGCAAAGGCGAACTTCACGGGGTCGGTGATCGAGGCGAGTTTCTGGACTTCGGCGGGGTTCTTGCCGAGCGCGTATTTCAGCGTGGCGGGCTTGGCGGCGGCGTGGACGATGATGCCGATCTGGGTCGGGGAAAACAGCCCGTCGACCACCGCTTCGGCGTCCTCGTAATCGCGCACCTTGAGCTGCGCCTTTTCAGTGGCGAACGCGGCCAGGCGGGACTGGTAGTCCTCCTGCGCCTTGCGCTGCTGCTCGGCTTGCGCCTGCTGCTCGGCCTTGCGGGCCCGCTCCTGCTCCTGCCACGCGGTCAGCTTCGTCTCGAAGGCTTCCTCGTCGTAGTCGCAGTCGGCCAGGGTCGGCTTGGCCACCGTGGCGGGCGTGCTCGGCGCTGCCTGCTCGGCCAGCTTGGCTTCCAGCTCGCGGATCCGCTTGGCCTTCTCGCGGTCCGACTTGCGCAGGTCCTTGACGAACTGCGGCGCTGGTTTCCCGTTGAACTCATCCTCGTCTGCGGGCGGCGGCTCCGCATTGCCGATGGTGACGATTACCTCGTCCTCTGCCGTCTCGTCCGAAGCTTGTTCGGTCTGCGCAGCGCCGGACGTCTCGTCCGCTTGCTGTTCAGCCACCACCTGCCCGGTCGGGTCGGCCTGATCCACTTCGATCACATCGTCGTTATCTGCCAGTAATGTCATACGACTCCCTTTTGACTCACCGATATGGCTCGGTGGAAACCATGGGAGGATGATAGATTGAAACTATTTGATTTGCAACAACAATAGGCACTCACGGGGTTGCGGCCGACGGTTGCGCCATCTGCTGCGCCGCCTGCTGTTCGGCCAGGGCCGCCTGGCGCTGCTCCAGCCCATGCGCGCCAAGCTGGGTGGCCAGGTCGACCGCGTGCTGTTCGCGCCCCTGCTCGACCCCGGCCAAGGTGGCGATGGTGTCGGCATTGGTCTGGCCGACTTTCGCTTCGGTCAGCAGCGCGTCGGCGTCGGCTTTCTTGGCGTCGGCCAGCGCCTTGGCGGCCGAGGCTTGCAGGAACTGGGCGTTCGGGTCCGGTTGGGCGTTGGACTGCTCCTGCGCCAGCGCCGCCTTTTCCTCGTCGGTCGGCTTGACCACCCCCATCCGCACCATCTTGTTGCGGAAGAAGTCGCGCACGTCGGCCAGCCCCTCGCCTTCCATGTTGAGCATCGACATCGACGACAGCACCGCAAGGGTTTCCGGATCCTGCGTGACCTGCATCATCCCGGTCAGCGCGCGCACGGTGGCGGCGCGCTTGCTGGAGCTGGACGGGCCGACCTCGACGTTCACGTCGAACTTGGCCTTGCCCAGATCGTTCTCCAGCACATGCGCGCCGGATTCGTCCACCGTGGGCCGGTACAGTTCGATGCTGCCGACCGCGCCGTCGTGGCTGACCGACTTCATCTTGCGGCCGTCCTCGACGTACACGTCCTTGGCCATGCCGAGCCACACTTCCCCGATGCGCTTGACCGCCTTGGCAAAGTTGTCCATGTAGATGTAGGTCTGCATGTCGAGCTTGTTCTGCACCAGCTCGACCGCCTTGGCCGACACGTTCGCCTGGATCTGCTCGCCCGCCTGCTGGTTGCCCAGCAAGTCTTGGAGGTCCTGCTCCGAAATCTGCATCAGCCCGGCCATCGCGGGCGGGATCAGCGGTGCCTTGGTGTAGCCAATCGGCCCGGCCGGCAGCTTCTGGCCGCTGGCGTCGGTCACCGGGTTGACCAGCAGGTACGGGTAGCGCTCGATGTTGTCGGCTGACCACATGCCGGTGTGGCCCGCCATCTGCTCCGGGGTGAAGATCGGCTTTTCGATGTCGAAGCGGGCCGCCATCTCGGCCAGCCACGAACGCAGCATGTTGGCCAGCTGCTGGGCGTCCTTGGCCAGCCGCACGTGGCCCATGCAGCGCTCAACCCCGTCCACGAACCAGCGCTTGCCGTAGAACGGTACGATGGGGATGTGGCAACCGGCGATCAGGCCGCCATCCTCGAGCACCTTGGAGCCGGACAGAATGTATTTGTGGACCCGCTGCACCGTGATGCGCTTGCTGCGCACCTCGCGAAAGCCGGTGGCCTGCAATTCCGCGCGCTTGCCTTCGGCGTCCAATTCCTCATCCGTGAAGCGCAACTCGTTGGGCTCGCCCTCGCCCAAGGCCATGCCCTGGAACACGTGGACGGTCTGGGTCTGCTGCTCGATCTCATAGTATTCGGCCACGTACACCGCTTCCGGCGTGGCCCAGTCGAACTCGCTCTGGTGGATCTGCTTGTCCCACGTGGCCGGGTTGTCGTCGTACTTGTCGATGTAGGCGTCGCGGCTCATCCCGGTCAGCACCACGCCCCACTGGGCGTCGGCCTTGTCCTGGCGCTTGGCGTCTAGGTCGAAGAACACGCACGAGTCGGCGTCGGTAATCGGGATGATCTTGATCCGCTGGCGAGTGTCGTCCTCGTCGGCGTCATCCTCGTAACTGGTGGTCAGGCGGCAGGCCCCGAAGCCGCCCGAGACGCCCTCGTCAAACATATTGTCGTAGGCTTCCTGCGCGCCCGAGTCCTGCTCGTCGGCGCGGAACAGGCCATCGCAGGCGTCGGCCAGCTGGTCATTCTGGGACCCGTCCTTGCTGGTGAAGTCGACCGTGATGCGGTTGGCGCGGTACTCGTTGAAGATCCGGATCACCGCCAGATGCACCTTGTTCATCTCGAAGCGCGGCTTGTTGGCGAACTGCTCGCCCAGCTTGCCTTCCCACTGGGCCCCAGTGACCGAGGCGAAGCGCCGGTCTTGCAGGCACTGGAGCCGCTCGCCGCCCAGCGTGGCCTGGGCCTTGTTGATGCGGCTGTAGGCGCGCGCATGGACGCGTTTCAGGCGTTCTTCCTTGGAAATCCCAGACATAGCGCGCAGCCCTTTTTTATTGCAATACCGATAGTTTAACGCTATCGCTTGCAAAAGGGAAAGAAATGCGCTACCGGCGCCATGCGGAGCGGATTGGCTCCGGCATCACCGATTGGGCCGGGGGCGGCTTATCGCGGCTCATGAAGCACATCATCAGGGCGTCGGCCATGTTCGGGGACGGGATCTTCTTGGCCCGCATTTCGTCCTTGCTGACCAGTTGGATCAGGCGCGAACCGGAGGTGCGCTTGCGCTGCTGGCGCACCAGTTCGGTCTTGAGTTGTTCCAGATCCTTGATCTCGGATGACAGGCTGATTAACTGGGCTGGATCGAAGTATTCGCCTTTGGTGACCGCCTTGTAGGTGTTCTCGAAGCGGTCGCGCAGCAGCCACCAGCCCATTGCGCGCAGGTTGCGAAACACATCTTCGTTGAGGCGGTCGTCCTTGTACTTGCCCGGCCATGGCGAATCCCCGGCCCCGAAGCCCTGCACCTCGATTTTGCGCCCGGCGATGCGCTCCTTCAGCCCGACCTTGACCCCGGCACCGACCCCGATGCTGTCGTACACGATCAGGTCGGCGCGCTGGTCGAAGGCCTCGTCGAATGCCCTGGCGATGGCGTCGTCGATGTCGCCGTCGCTCCACTTGCGCACGTCCTCCACGAACATGCCGTAGCGGCGCGCGGTGGCCTTGGCGTCACTGCCGGCGTCGGCCGGGTCGAAGCCGAGTACCCGCTCGCCGCGCGGCTTGTAGTGCAGCCTGAGGTGGGCATCGATGGCGGCGTCGAACCATTCCGGCTCGATCACCGAGTCCTCGTAGTCGGCGTTGCACTCGCCTTCCCACACGTGCAGGTATTTCTTGTAGTTGTGCGCCTTGTCGCGCTCCATCTCGATGCGCAGCACTTCCGGGAACTTGGGATTGTCGCGGTACGACACCCGGCGCACGTAGGTGTAGTCGTCCTCGTAATAGCCCTGTTGCCGGATGATGTCGAGGTAGGGCAGCACGAAGCGGGTATAGGTCGGGGCGTCGATCTCGTTCGGGTTGAAGCTGATCCAGATTTCCGAATCGGCCTCGCGCACGGTCGGAATCAAGACCTTCCATGTGTCGTCGCTGACGTTCTCGGCTTCCTCGATCCAGACCTTGTTAAAGCCGAATTTGGACTTGAGCGAGGTGACGTTGCGCGCCAGGCCGACGAACTTGAAGCAGGATCCGTTGCGCCCGTAGATGCCGTCGTTCTGGCACTTGAAGAAGTCGCCCAGCCCGAACTTGGCAATCTTGGCCTCGATCAGCGCATACGAGGATTCCTCCAGCGAGTTCTGGAATTCGCGCCCGCACAGGATCTTGTCGCCGTGCTGCCAGGCGTACCAGACCAGGATTTCCGCGATCTCTTCCGACTTGGCACCGCCCCGGCCGCCGAATGCGACCTTGATCCGCTTCGGGTATAGCAGGAACTCGAACGCCTCGAACAGATCGATTTCGAGCGGGGCGATGTCGCTCATTCCGGGCGCACGATCTTGAATACCGCGCCGCGCGCCGGATTGCTGCCAGGACTATCGCCATCGGCGGCATTCGCCAGCCCGTAGGCCTCGCGCTCCAACCCGATCAGCGTCTTGAGGGTGTCGGCCAGCTTCTTCATGCTGTCGATGCGCCCGGCGCTGGAGATCACGCGCCGGTAGATATCGTTGCGCTTGTCCTGCGCCTTGTCGTCCTCGCTGCGCAGCAGTTCCCCGAGTTCCTCGAACAGTTCCGGGTTGGCGGTCTCATGCTCCAGTTCGGCCAGCAGGTCGAGCGACACGTTGCGGGCGCGGGAAATGTCCTTGCGGTGCGCCAGCCGGATTCGGGCCTGAACCGTCGATTCCGCTTCGATTACGGCAGCTTCTGCCAATCTGGTTAGCGCGCTAACTTCTCCACTAACCAATGAGGCGCTAACCTTGGCGTCAGCCTTCGCCTGGATCTTTGCTTTTAGGTCGCGCGTCCATCCATCACGCTTTGCGCGCTTCAAGATGCCGGCGTCAGATACCCCGAACTCCGCTCCTATGTCTTTCAGAGAGCGGATCCCAGCCCGGTATTGGATCTCCAATGCCTCCCAGTCAATTCGCTTCGATGCCATGTCCTCTTCCCCTGCGAGATACCGTCCCGCGAACGTATGGAAAGCATAACATGGAACGTTGCTTAGACGAAAAAATCCCCACCGGCATTGCTGCGCGGCGGGGGAACGTCCAATGACAGCGGGTGGAGCTAAAAATGGTACTGCGTGGCGCATCCGGCGCGGCTGATACCCCGGAGATACCGGGTAAGGGAGCCGCTTCCCAAACCTATGCGCCTGCCGGGCATTTCCGTGTCACCGGCTGCGGCGAGTGTTCAATGTGGTGGCCGGCGCTGATCTCCGGCTTGCGGGGCCTTCTCCGCCGTAATCCGCTCCTGACTACCCACCGTTTGGAACCGTGGTCCGCCAGTAAGCGCATCAGCCTGCGCATTCACCACGCCTTGATCTTATCCATTTTGCTGTTTCTGATCAACATCTTTCGGTGCCGGGATGAGCGGCCAGCGACAGGTTTCCGGCCGGTGTCCGAAGCCGCCGCAGCGCGGGCATTCGTGCGTCATGCGGTCACGGTGCCGATGATGGCGACCGCGATGATGATCAGCCATAAGGGGATGACCCACACCCACGCCCCGCTGGGTGCGAGCTGTTCGCGGTATGGGCAGGTGTCGCCCTGCGAGCAATTCTGGTTGCAGCAGTCGTCGCGCTTCATGCGCCTCCCTTGGCCTTGGCCTTGAGCTGGTCGATCTGGACGCCCAGTTTCGCGCGCTTCTGTTCCAGTTTGGCAATCTCGGCGTGCAGCGCGTGGCGCTCGGCGGCGGCCAGGTTGACCAAGCGGCGGCACTCGGGGTCGCGGCTGATCGTGCTCTTGTCGGCCCCGCTGATGCGCGCGGCGTCGGCCGGCTTCCTGCCCTGCCGGATCAGGTCGCGGGCGGCTTGGATTTTGCTCATGTGTCACCATTCATTGTCTTGCCAATCTCGGCAGCAGCACGCACGATGGCGCGGCGGGTAGCGGCACACGGGTCTGAGCCGATGTCGATGCCGAAACGACCGCGCACGATCGCTTCCTTAACGCCGTAGTCAACCTCGAAAGGGATGCCAAGCTTTACCGCCAGCCGCAGCGCATCGCCGTCGTCGGTGAGCGGGTTCCACTCGCCGCCACATGTGCAGAACTCGCCATCCGACCAATATCGGCACCAGTCCTCGTGCTTCCAGCCACCCAATTCATCGTGGTAAGTGATCCCCGCCGCCTTGGCTGCCAGTTCCAGCCGTTCGCGGTCGCTCTCGTTACTCATGTGCTATTCCTTTCTGCTTCATCGTCTCGTCGGCTATCGCCAGCAGGCGCCCCAGGTTGAGCGAGCGAAAGTGGATGCTGGCCGCCAGGTGCCCGGTCGGCGTGTCCGGGTACGGGTGGGTTTCGTGGATGCCGCCGCCGAAGATCGCCACCTTCGGGCCGGACAGCACCACGCCGAAGCGGTGGGCACCGCTCATGAACAGTTTGCAGCTCGCATCAAACATGGTGGCTCCTATGGCCCGCCGTAGCGGGCGTGGGGGTAGGGGTGGTGTTAGTCGTCGTTCGCTTCACGCATGTATGCGTGAACTTTCCCGTTCGAGTGAATGTTGATTTCACTACCGTCTGCGAAGGAGTACACGTCCGAAAAACTAAACGATTCGTGCTCGACGGCGACGCGCTCACACGATGCGACCAGCGCGGCCATGTTGCCGATTGCGGTGTTTTTCAGTGCTTGTGCGGTCGTTACGTTCATTTTCTTCCCCTGTTTGTTTCGCCGCGCCCAGTGCGCTGCCCATGTATTGAACTATCCTCTCATTCAATCTACGTGTCAACAACTTTCTGCACTTTGTTGCGTCTTTTGTTGCGCCATCCAGCGGCCCCGCGCCTGCCGCTCGGCCAGCGGGGCGCGGTCGTACGCGATGCAGTACGGGCCATCGAAGCGCACGAACGGTTCCACCGGGCCGCGCTCGCCGTCGAAGCCGTGGCAGGGCGCGAGGCCGTGCGTGGCCTGCTGGTAGGCGTAGTGGCGGCACTCGCCACAGGTGGCGCCCCTAGTCATGCCAGGAGCCGCCATGCTGCCGCAGCCACTCTTGGAACCTGGCCGTTGCCAATGGCTTTAAGTCGGTCTGCCCGATGGGCCACCCCATCATCCACTCGCACCATTCCGCGTTCAGTTGGCCACCTTCCGAAGCCATGATTGCATGGTCCAATCTGTCCTTGGAACGGTCGCGCCCACTCTTGCGGGTAAGCGATGCCTTGGATGACCCTTTGCTCATGCTCGCAACGGGCGTGGGCCAATATCCAGATTCGCTCGCGCAGATGGGGTGCACCGGTATCGGCCGCAGATAGCACGCCCCATTCCGCATCGAACCCCAGGGCGGCAAGGTCAGCGAGCACGCGGTCGAGTCCTCGAACAGTGAGCATTGGACTGTTTTCAATGCGGACGTAACGGGGTCGAATCTCGCCAACAATGCGGCGCTGTTCTTCCCATAATCCGCTGCGCTCTCCGTCCAGCCCATCGCCCGCACCGCCGATGCTGATGTCCTGGCAGGGAAACCCGCCCGAAACCACGTCAACAAGTCCTCGCCACGGCTTGCCGTCAAAGGTACGCACGTCATCCCAAATCGGGAAAGGCGGGAATGTTCCGTCGTTTTGTCGGGCCAGTAATACTGATCTGGCGTAGGCGTTGTACTCGACAGCGCAGACGGTACGGTGGCCGAGCAAGTGACTGCCGAGGATGCCGCCTCCTGCGCCCGCGAACAGTTCGAGTTCTCGTAGGCCGCCAGCATGGCCCTGCTGATGGTCCAGGCCATTCACATTTCCTCCTGTGGCTCGGCCGCTTCGCGTGCCAGGCTGCCCGCCAGCAGCAAGACGCGGCTGGCCTCCAGCTGCTTGGCGCGCTGGGCGTGGAGGCTCATCTTGGCCTGCTCGGTGGCGGTGGGCTGGTGCGGTTCCTGGTCGGTCTCGGGCTTATTCATGGGTGTCTCCCTTGTTGTGGTGGTAGGTGAAAAACAGCATCAGCAGCAGCCCCAGCGCGCACAGCGCCAGCCCGAAGGCCGGGTCCACCACCAGTTCGGCGCTGAGGATGGCAAGGGCGAGCAGGAGCAGGGCGTTACTCATGGCTTGGCCTGGTCGACCAGGCCGAGCGCCTGTTTGGCGAACGTCACTTGAATCGCCATCAGTTCGGGGTCGCGGTGCTGTTCGCGCAGCATGATGCGCTTGGCCCATGCCAGATGATCGTGCCCGCGCGTGGTGTTGTACGGGTGCGTTGCCGCTGCCAAGCGTCGCCAGTCGCTCATCATTCCCCCATCTTCAAGGTCAGCAGCAGGGCCTTGAGGCGCTGCACGTTCTCGGGCTTCGGCGGGGCCAGCAGCGGGTGCTTGGTCACGCCGCACATGCGCACGATGTCGGGGCCGTACTCGGGCAGCGCAGCGGTCGCGGCGTCCAGCGTGATCTGGCCCTTCTGCACCGCGTTGCCGAGCATGGTCACGCGCCCCAGCGGATCGCCACCGAACGACGGGAAGTAGCGCGGGGCGCGGCCTTCGACCTTGGCCTTCTCGACCAGCCGGTTGTAGGCGTCCTTGAAGGCCATCCGCGCCGCCACCTTGTCGCCATCCTCCAGCAGCGTCGAGGCTGCGGCCATCGCCTGCGCGATTTCGTCGGTCAGCATGGCCGAATCGCTCTCCGACTTCGGCATCAGGGACCATGCCTCGTCGGCGCCGAGCCACTGCCCCTCGATCTGCGCTTCGCAGCCGCGCACGATGTCGGCCAGGTGCGGCTTGAAGTGGCTGGTTTTCAGGTGGCGGGCGGCAGATGCCTTGACCGTCCCCACCGGGAAGTGGCGCAGCGCCTCCCACCACATTTCCAGCCTGGGGCCGTCGACCGGCTGCATGTCGTCGTATTCGGCGTTCAGCAAGGCGATGGCTTCGCTTAGTTCTTGTCGGGTCGTCATTCCTGTGCCATCCATTCTTTGAGTACGTCGATTTGTCGTTGCAGGCCCGGGTTGACTACTGCGGCAGGGCTGGCAAGTTTGGCGAACTTGTCCACGTTGGCAGCCGTCCGGCAAATCAGTTCGATGTCGTCATACACGGTGCGGCTGTCGTTCTGGCCCATGTGGTGCGCCGACTTGGCGATGCCGTCCACGGCGCGGCACAAGTCCTCGGCGCTGTAGCCGTCCTTCAGCCGGGCGCGGATGGCCTTGGCCCGCTTGTCGTCCAGCTTGGCGCGATCATGGCCGCGCTTGGTTTGCCAGTAGGAGAAAACCGTTTTGACCTGCGAGCGAACAACCGACGTCTCGCCGTCAGGCGGGACAGTGGTTTTGACTTTCTCTCTTGGTTCTTGGTTAGTGGTTAGTGGTTTATGGTTAGGTTGACCGGACGTGCTCAGCTCGTGCGTTTCTGGTCCACCATTCGTGCACGACTCGTGCTCTGAACGTGCTACGGTTCGTCTGTCGGTCGTGCCACGGTCGTGCTCGCGCCGATCTTTTTTTGCCTGCTCTCTGGCAATGGCAATCTTCCGATTCACTTCTGCCTTACCGTGGTAGATCGCAAGTTCTTCCTCGATGCGGTTCTGCTGGTAGCGTTCGTCCTCCAGCACGAAAAATTCATCCAGCACCGCCAGGACCGCCGATTTTTCCTCCTCGGTACGGGCGCGCGCCCAACGCATCGCCTCCAACAAGGTGGGGGCCTGCTCGCGGTCGTAGTAACTGTCGATGATCAGGTTATAGACGCCGTGCTCCAGCGGGGACAGATGCCCAGCCTTCTTGGCGTAGTCCCCAATGTGGCGTTTGTAGTAGTGCATTGCTCAAAGCACTTTCAGAAGAAGCCGGTTAGTAAGACCGGCAGAACGAATACCCGAATGGAGGCACAGGCATACGCCCATGTCGCTTCTGGAAATGCTTTGGTAAGGTCATCATTTACGCCGTCCATTTGTAGGTGTCGGATTACTAGCCCGACAAATCAATTGTCCTCTGTAAATTGATTTTCGACAAATATCCGATTGATCTAAATCAGAACTGATTTATAGCTTGATCTATGTCAACACGCCACGCGCAGGCAACAAAAAACCCGCCTAAGCGGGCCGGGCATTCCCGTGTGCGCGGGAATCTACAGCAAGGCACTGAACCAGCTCTGCGGCGCGATGGGCTGCGGCGTCCACTTCTGCGTGATGACGCGCTTCGGCTTGCCTTCGAGGCTGTCGGCCAAGTCCAGCGCCGGGTCGGTGCCGCCTTCCCAGCGTTGCGGGCGCGCGGGGCTGTCGGCGCACACCCGCAGCTTGCCCATCAGGCGCAGGCGCTTGAGGTTCATGTGGACGTGCGGCGGGTCGAGGAAGAACACCTCGCCCAGCTCGCGTGCGGTGGCGCCGGGGTTGGTGGTGACGTAGTCTTCGATCTGGCGGCTGATCGGCACGCGGGTGGATTTGGGGCGGCTCATGGTGCCCCCACGCCGAACCCGGCCGCCCATGCGCTGATGCTGGGGCGGCGGCTGACGAGCACGCGCGGCATGCGGCGCTGGCGCGGCTTGTCGGGACCGCTGCCCAGCGCGTACACCGGGGCCTGGCTGCCCTTGGTGGGCGGCAGCTGCCAGTCGACGATGCACGCGATCTTGGCGGCGCGCAGCTCGGCAATGAAGGTGCGGGTCCGGGTGATGCTCAGGCCCATCCGTGCGGCCAGCGCCTCGCTGGTTTGCGGCAGCGCCAGCAGCTCGCGCATGCGTTTTCGGTGGGCGTCCTTGCGGCACGGGCGCTTGCGGCTCTTGACGCGGTACACGGCGTCCGGCCGGTGGCCGGCGCGGACCAGCTTGGTCGGCTTGGTGTTGCCCGCGCTGGGACGGAACCCGGCCACGTAGGCGCGTTTCGCGGCGCGCAGGGCGGCCACATGGCGCAGCACCGCCGACTCGCTCAGGTGGACCTTGCCGGCAATGTCGCGCACCGACAACGCTTCGCTGCGGATCACGGCCAGGATCCGCTGCAACTGGCGCTCGCCAGCGGTGATCTGGACTTTCGGCGTCATGCAATCTCCCGTGGTTTAATTGTGTGGCCTTGGCTCTTGTAGAAGTCGGCAAACTCACCATTCCACGGCACAACAATGCGCGCAGCGTCATTCATCGCCCAGTCGCCATCGCAGCGGTCGCACACAATCCGGCGCGATGAGGACGAGAAATGTTGATGAACGCGGATATTGTGCCCAAAGAACCAGCATCGCAACCATGCCAAGAAACCTTTTTTCATGCAATCTCCTTGAGTTCGTCGAATAGCGCCTGGCGCTGGTCGGGCCGCACGCGGCGGGTGTGCAGGGCCTCGTAAATGCGCGTTTCCCCGTCAGCCGGATCGGCGCAGGCCATGTAGGCGTCGGCCATGGCGCGGTCAACGAAGGGCGCGCTGTTGATCGGCTGCCAGCCGGTGGCGGTCAGGCGCTCAACCGACCAGCCCGCGTGGTTGTCGGCTTTTCTCATGCGGTCTCCGAGCGGTCGCGGAATGCCTGCGTTTTATGGAACGTGGTATAGCCCATCGTGCGGGTTGCCATGCCGATGGGACAATGAAAGGTGCGGGCTTGGTGGTTGCCTTTTTCCTTGCCGCAGTGCGCGCAAATCTTGCGCTTGATCGGGTTGCCGTCGAGGTCGAATTTCGGTTTCATGCGGTCTCCTTGTTGTTATCGTATGCCGAGGCGCTTCTCGCGCCGCTTGATCCACTTGCGCGCCACCGCCGCAAACCGTATGAGATATTCAGTGCTGTACTCGCGCGAGCGCGGGTGGCTCTTCAGCCACTCCAGCCGCTCATCACCCCACTTCAGCGCGAGGCGCGGCTCGTATTCAGCAATGTTCCCGGCCCTGTGCCAATTACACTGGGAGCACGCCTTTGATATGTTGAACAGGTTGTAGCGAAGCGCGGAATTGCTGCCTACACTCTTGTAGTGCGAACCGTGCCACGTCCCGTTCCAGTTCGGCCCCTTGTCGCATGAAATGCAGCCGTCGTGCCAGTCGCGCAGCACGGCGCAGCGGTTGGCGAGCTTCTGCACCAGCTCCAGGCGGTCGGCATGGCGCATACCTTCCTCCTTGCGCTTGCGGTCTGCCGCCCGCTCGGCCTTGGCCTTGGCCGCCTTCTGCTTGGCGACCCGGTCCTGTGCAATCGCCACCGCGCAGTCCGGCGAGCACCACACGACAAAGGGCTGCTTCGGGTCGGGCTGGTAGGGCGCGCGGCAGGCTTTGCACTTGCGCGGCTTCGGCTTGCCGGTGGCTGGCTTCGGCTCGGCTCGCAGGAAAGCGGTGCGCTGCATCGGCGTGCGCTTCATGCCACCGCCCGCACCGCCCCGTCGAACGGAATGCCGGCCAACGCGCGCACCTGCTTGATGCTCCAGTCGGTGCGGTCCATGATCTGCACCAGCACCCATTCGGTGAGCGGCTGCTTGCGGTGCCGGATGCGGCTCAATTGCGCGGGTTCGATCTCCAGCGCGTGCGCGACCTGCTCGTCGCTGCCCAGCCCCATTGCCTCGGCCACCGCGTAGATCAGCGCGGCCGGGGTGTAGCCGGGGCTGGCCAGGTCGATGCGGTTGCCGATCCGGTTGTCTTTGCCGCCTTTGCGCTTGGGCATGGCTAGCCCTCCAACCGCTTGGCCTTGCGGTCGGCCTTCTTGAAATACGCCAGCAGCTTGTCCAGCGTGGCTAGGTTCGGCCGGCAATCCTTATGCATCAGGTTGTAGATCGTGCGCGAGGTGACGCCGGAATCTTCCGCGATGCGCGCCAGCTGGCCGCGCTGCAAGCGGGCTTTCTTCAGCCGCGCCAGCACTTGCTGCAATTGTTCGTTCATTAGGCATCCTTTTTGGTAGTGATGCTCCAATCGTAGCGCAGAATAGCTGCCGGATCAAGAATAATCTTTCCGGCACAATCGGAAAGAAAGTTCTTGCGCGGAGCGATCCTTTGCGCTAATCTGTTCTCACTCGGCGGGCAATGGTGCTGGTCGAAACCGGAGATAAGAATGAGCAGCAAGCACGCCGAACCCTACGTGTTCACCGAACTGGAACTGGCGATCGCCCCCGGCCTGCTGCTGGCCGCCGACCACCGCGTGCCGGTGCTGGTCGAGTTCAGCTACAGCGCGGGGCAGGCAGCGCGCGACTTCGGCCACCCCGACGACCAAGACGACGGCGTGCCGCCCGAGCTGGAACTGGTGGCGGTCAAGCTGACCGATACGAACATGTTTTCAGCTGAAAGTTTTGTGTTGGGCGTGGATGCCCATGCCGACCTGCTGCCGCTGCTGTCGGCCGTGGACCGCAGCACGCTCGAAGATGCGATGTTCGCCAGGGTGGCGCGCAAGAATTAGACAGAAAAGTAGTAGCTTCGGTCTTTCTTATGCGAATTTGACTCATATCAACAACCTGCATAAACATTGATCTAGGTCAACTACTTTTCAGTTGTGCCATTGCAATTCGATATGGTTGTGGGGCGCAGTCCCGATCCGTACTCTGTGTCTTTATAGGCTTTACGTCTTTCCGACTACAAGCCTTGGACAAGAACAGCGCTCAACCAGCCGCGCGGCTTCCAACTTTATGGACGACTCCGCTTTACCTATATGCAGTGACTAACAGATGGACGAACAAATCCGAGTGAAACACCGCCTGCCGGAACCGCAGCGCCAGGCGCTCCGCGAGCAGTACGCCAAGGCCACCGAGAAGTGGTCGGGCAAAGCGCAGCGCATCGAGCCGACGCTGGAGGAACTGGCGCGGCGGCAGGGCGATATTGACAGCGGCGCGGTGCCGTTCTAACGACAACAGGGGAATACATGAGCGAACAAGAGAAGCCGGCCGGGTTGCAGCTGCTGCGCAAGCCGTTCGAGCCGCACCAGATCAGCAAGCTGCCGAAG